AAAAGCCAAAACCAAAACCAAAGCCCAAAAAGGTAAAACTAAATGGCGATATCACTTGATGCAACTGTTGGTGGTGCAAATGCAAACACCTATATAACTCTTGATGATGCAAACTCATTTATTGAAGGTCTTGTCCTCAGTGATGACGCTGCAGCATGGGATGGGTCAAGCAACGACAATAAAAACCGTGCATTGTTTACTGCTGCACAAAGAATTGATCGTGAAAAGTTTTTAGGGGCTAGGGTTAATGATACCCAGGCACTAGAATGGCCAAGATCAGGAGTAAGAAAACCTGACACTTACACAAATTTGTATGGTTTGAGTTTCCCAAACAGATTAGTTGCTGATTATTACACCGATACTGAAATCCCAGATCGGGTAAAAAATGCACAGGTTATTTTAGCTGTTTATCTTAACAACAATAGGAACGGGTTAGAATTAAGTGGTCTGGAAGATTTTGCAACTGTGAGTATTGGTAATATTAATGCAACTCCTAGATTTTATGGGGCAGTCGGGATTGATCGTATTCCACCGATAGTTGATCATTACCTGATGGGTATTAGAATAGGTGGAAGAGCAAACTTACAAATCAAGAGGTCATGAAAATGGGTTACGGTTACGAATATCCTTCAGCAAAAATTATTAATGATACAGCAGCCCATACAGGGAGATTTGGTAAAATTGCTGCTCTGCAAGATTCTGTCATTGCCACTCTTGTTTCTGAAAACATTACAGGTGATTTAACTTCCTTACAATTTAAATCTACTGCTGAAATAGAGGGTGTTATAACAAGCATTACATTAACAAGTGGCACTGTTATTGCTTATTCATTGTGATTTCAAATTTTCCAGCAGCCAAAATAATAAATGACACCAGTGTTCATACTGGTCGTTTTGGTAGGGTTGTTGCCTTGCAAGATTCTGTTATCACCGTTGGAAAACTTTTTGATTCAGTACCATCAGTTGATGATATTACAGATTTTGATAGCATTTTGCCAGCATATTTTGGAGATCATAGTTCAGTTCAATTAAAAGCAGGTGCAGAATTTTTTGGCCCATTCTCTGTTGTTGTATTAGATAGCGGTACTGTTATTGTGTATAGATTATGAGTTTAGCCAACGCACTAAAAAAAGCAGCATCAAAAACACTGAGTAAACTTGGTGGGGATGTGACTATTAGGAGAGTTACAGCAGGGTCATACAATACCACTACAGGAGCAATAACAGAATCCACATCTGATACCACTGTTAAAGGTGCGTTAACAAATGTAAGCAGATCCGAGGTAAATGATCTGATTGAGTCACAGGATAAAAGATTAACAATATCAGCAGGGGATTTATCGTTTGTACCAACAACAAAAGATAGAGTTGTTATTAGTAGTGTTGAGTTTAAGATTATCCAAGTGGTTACAAATGAGCAGAATAATACAGCAATAAGTTTTGATCTTATCTTGAGGTAATTATGGCTAGAGAAATAAACCTAACTGATATCGGAGATCATTTCGGTGATAAGGTTCAAAAAACTGTAAGAAAGGCAACTTTTAAGGCAGAAAAAGATATTAAAGAATTTACTCCTGTATTTCAACCAAGAGAAGGGGAAACAGGAGTTGGAGGAACATTGAGAAATTCTTGGAAAAGTGAAGTTCAACCCTATATTGGTATCGTTTCCACAAATATTGAATATGCAGAACCTGTAGCCTATGGAACAAATCTCCCTCCAAGCTGGGGTGGTCAATATAGAACTCGTCAAAATACAATTAAAGGATATCCAGAACTTATTGCAAAACAACTGGAGCAGTTTATTAGAGATGAATTTAGGAGGTCATAATGGCAGCAGTTGATTTAAATACCGTAAGATCCACAATAGAGGCTAGGCTTGCAACAGAACTTGCATCAAGTCCAGTAATACCTGTTGTATTTAACAACATGGCTTTTGATTCAACAACAGAAGATACTTTTGTTCAATGTCAGACAAGTTTTGGTTCTGGAAGTTATTTAACAATGGGCGGTTCTGCCAACTCTACAAACAGTGTTGTCGGTTTAGTTTTGATAAATATATTTACAGAAGAAGGAATAGGCCCAGGGTCAAATTATGTGATTGGCAAAAGATTGCGTGATCTCTACAATAATATTACAGTTTCAAATGTTATTTTTGATTCACCAATTGGCCCTGAAGTTTTAACATCAAGCCCTGAAGGTAAGTTTCAAACTCAGATCAGAATAACTTTTGAAATATTTGAGGATCTTTGATCATGCCAAAACTAGTAATAACAGAAGAAATGCTTGACGCTATCGAATCAGTCAAAGGTGTTAGAGATTCTAGATTGTGGGATCCAAACTGTAAAAGATATATGGAGAATCAAGAAAAATCTAAAAAAGATGTAAAAAAAACAAAAAAAGGTTAATATAAAATAAATACTTTCTTTTTGTTATGGCTGCTGTAAAAGGTGATGTCGGTAAAATAATGTTCCATAACGCTGCTGGAACAGAAGCTGATATATCAGGTCTTAGAAATTGGTCTTTATCAATTACCAAAGATACTCAAGAGACTACAGTGCAGGGTGATACCTCAAAAACTTTTGTTGGTGGCCTTATCTCTGGTGAAGGTTCAGCAACCCTTATATATGATAATGCTGGCAACAGTGATTACTTAGCATTTGTTGAAGATGTTTTAACTACAGGTGATGCTGCTGACGCATTGTTTGAATTGTTCCCAGATAGTTCGGCAAGTGCAAAGAAGTTTGGTTTTTCTGGAATTATTACAGGTGCAGAATATGGAGCAACACTTGGTGAAATTCAAGAAATAAATATCACCTTCCAGACTTCAGGTGCAATAACTTCAGCTATATAGTAAATTTCAAATAACTAACCCCAACTAAACATGGCAACAAAAAGAACCGTTGATCTTATCACTGAGGCTTTCAGTGAGGTGATGACTTCAAGAAGAAAATATGAATTAAAAAAGCCTAATGGTGAATTACTAAAAGAAATATATTTTCCACCTTTAACAAGATTTGACAGAATACAAGCCCAAGCAGCCGCTGGTACTGATGAGGCTTTGGCAATATCAACAAGACTACTCTGTCAGTTAGCACAAAATGAAGATGGCTCAAAAGCATTTCATTCTGCTGATGCTGAAAATTTAAAAAGATTTCTTCCTGAGACTGTCTTAAATGAACTTGAACTATTCATGATGGATATAAAAGTTGATTTAGATACAGCAAAAAACGAATCAGGCGAGATAACTGGCTAAATTTTGAGTTTTTTCTCGCAACAGAATTAGGTAAAACATTAGAAGAATTAAGAAAACTTATCACAGAGGAAGAGCTTGTTTATTGGGCTGCATATTATGAAGTGAAAAATGACAGGGAAAAGCAAGAATTAAATCGTCAAAAGAACAAAACAAGGTAAGATATATAATAAAGGTTATTTGTATTTGTGGCACAATCAACAGTTAAGTTAATAGTTGATGCTCAAAATGCTATACAGGCATTACAGAGAACAAACAATGCCACCAAATCTTTGAGCGATAGCACAGATAAATTAAAAGGAAGGTTAGACAGATCAAATAACTCATTAAAAAATAAGGGAAGGGCTGCTAAATCTGCTGCTGGAGGCGTAAGAACTTTAACTGCTACATTAGGCCCATTACTAAAAGCATTGGCTGTAGCAGCAACAGCAAGGTTTATATTTGTACAAACTGCTGAATTAGAAACCCAAAGAAAAAGTCTTGAAGTTCTTACAGGTTCAATAAGTAAAACAAACGACATTATAAGGGAATTACAAGAATTCGGTGCTGTTACACCTTTTACAAGTAGTGAATTAATAGAACAGACTAAAAGATTAAAAGCATTTGGTTTTGAAACTGAAGAGTTGGTTGATACAACAAAAAGATTATCAGAAGTGGCTGGTGCTACTGGTGCTGATCTTACAGGCATAGCAACGGCATTTGGACAGATCAGAGCTAAAGGAAAATTACAACAAGAAGAGAATTTGCAGTTATTAGAAAGAGGAGTTGATATAACAACAGAACTCGAAAAGATAACAGGCAAACAGGGAGAAGCTTTTGCTTCTGCAATGCGTAAAGGTGAAATTGGTGCTGATGCCGTAAATCAAGCCTTAATAAATCTTACAAGTGAGGGTGGTGCATTTTTTGGTGGTGCTACAGCACAGGCAGATACATTGAATGGATTATTTTCCACTTTGGTTGATTCAGTTCAGAATCTAGCAAGAACCATTGGTGAAATATTAGAACCAGTAATAAAAAGTGCATTAAGTTTTGCCACCAAAGGTGTGCAAGCTATAGATAAAATTTTTCAAAGAATAAATAAAATAAAAAATAGAATAACTGGAACTCCTGAAACATCACCTCAAGAAGAAATCGAAACTGAAACAAAAAAAACATCATTATTAGTTCAACAGGCAAAACAAGCAAAAATAATAAGAGAAGTAACAGAGGGAACTGTTACAGCATCAAAAGCTCTTGCAGATTCAACAGAAGATATTAAAGATAAATTTATGGAGATAGGAGAAAGTGTTGAACAAGGTATTGTTTCAAACCTCACCGATGCTGTTATGGGTACACAAACACTTGCTCAAGCTGCAATAGGTGTTTTAAATAATTTAAAGAGAAAACTGGTTGAATTAGCGATACAACAAGCCGTTTCAGGTATAGGTGGAAGGATAGGTGGATTTTTGGGAAATATATTTAGTAAAAGAGCAAATGGTGGCCCTGTATCTCCTGGTGGTGCATATTTAGTTGGTGAAAGAGGCCCAGAAATCTTACAAATGGGTGCAAGAGGTGGCAATATAATTCCAAACAATGCAATCGGTGGAGGCGGTACAACAAATATGATCACTGTAAATGTAGATGCAACAGGTTCATCTGTTGCTGGTAATGGATCAGAAGCTGATCAGCTTGGTGGTTTGATTGCCAGTGTAGTGCAGGCAACTATAATTGATGAACAAAGGGCAGGGGGTTTATTAAATAGATAATGGCTACATTTCCATCAATACAGCCCACTTATGGGATGAGAAAACAAAGCAAACCGAAAGTAAGGGTCACTTCTCTTGGTGATGGTTATGAGTTCAGGGCTTTATATGGCCTTCCATTATCGCAAGACCCAAAAGTGTATGATCTGACTTTTAACGTGTCTGAAACTAATGCAGATGTTATTGAAGCATTTTTAAGAAGTAGAGTTGCAGATCAGGCTAGTTTCACATTCACACCACCCGCAGAGGGGTTTAGTGCAAAGACAGGTACTTATGTTCAATCAAATGGAAGTGGTGTTGCAGGAACAATTATTACTATCACCTTTGCAAATCATGGTGTGGCAATAGGTGATGTATTAACAGTTGATTTTACAGCACCTACCGAAGATGGCGCTGGTTCTGGCCCTACAGATGGTTCTTATGTTGTCGCCTCTTCTGCTGATGTTAATACTTTCACACTTACTTCAACCGCTGCTGATAGTGCATTGATAACTGTTGCTACTAATGTTAATTTTACACTTTCTGGGGCTGGTCAATATGTTTGTGATTCCTGGACAAAAACTATTCCTTATAACAATAGAGCGATAATAAATTGTTCTTTCCGTGAAGTATTTGAACCATAATGGCAGTTCCTACAAGCGCACTTCAGGGATTAACAAATAAATCTATTATTGAATTATATTCTGTTGAATTAAAAGCAGATGTTCATTATACAAAAACAGCAAAAACAGCAACTTATGTTCAATCAACAACGACAATTACAATTACACTAAGTAGTCATGGGTTTTCTGTTGGTTTAATTTTAAGTCTTGATTTTACTTCAGGAAATGGAATTGATGGTATTTATACAATTCAAACAGTTGATACAAATACTTTTACAGTAACAGGCACAACTTCACAATTTACAAATGGTAACGTGTCTTTCAATATCAATGCAACAATAGCAAATCCTACTGTTTATCTGTTTCATAGTGGAAACAACATGAAAGATAGTTTGGACATTGTATGGCAAGCAAATACATATTCAAGAATGCCTGTAAAAGCTGAGGGTTTCAAATATTCTGGTAAAGGTAAATTACCAAGACCAACATTAACTCTTTCAAATCTCTTGGGAACAATAACATCAATATTACAGCTTACAAATCAAATCACAGCATTATCTGATCTTGCAGGGGCAAAAGTAACAAGGCGTAGAGCATTGAGTAAAGATTTAGATGAAGTAAATTTTCCATCTGATGTAAACCCATACAAAAGCGGTTCAGTTGATCCTTCAGCAGAGTTACCCCGAGAAGTATATTTTATTGAAAGAAAAACTATTGAAAATAGAAACATTGTACAATTTGAGCTTGTAAGTTCTTTTGATCTGTTCGGTGTATCTGCACCTAAAAAACTTGTCACAAAAGCTGACTTTGCAGGTGTTGGAACATTTGTTAATTTTTAATTATGATCTGGAAAGAATTTTTTATTGAATATGCAAAAGAACAAGCACCAGTGGAGGCTTGTGGTTTATTGGCAATAATAAAGGGTAAAGAAACTTTTTGGCCTTGTAAAAACTTGGCAGAGGGAAAATTTGAATTTTTTATACTTGATCCTGATGATTGGGCTGAATGTGAAGATACAGGAGAAATTATTGGTGTAATTCATAGTCACCCAACAGGTGCTGCAACACCTTCTGATACAGATAGGGCAGCCTGTGAACATCTTGGATTTCCATATTATATTTACAGTATTGAGCAGGATCATTGGGAATTTTTTGAGCCTACAGGTTGGAAAGCACCGTCACTTATTGGAAGAAAGTTTATCTGGGGTAAATATGATTGTTGGTCTATTGTTACAGATTGGTTTAAAGAAAATAAAAATATTAATATTAAATATTGGAAAAGACCAAAAAAAATTAAAGATTTTATAAGTAATCCAGAGTTTGAATTTGCCTTACCTAAATTAAATTTTAAAAAACAACCTAATAATAAAGATATAAAGATTGGTGATGTTTTATTGTTTCAATCAGTCACAGGCAATTTAGATCATGTTGCTGTTTATATAGGTGATAACATGATATTAAATCATAATATAAAAGCTTTGAGTTGTAGAGAACTTTTTGACTTAAGATACCAACAGGCACTAAGAGGGGTTTACAGATATGCAGCTTAAAAAAATAAAAGTTTATGGTAAGTTAAGACAATTTTTGGGTAAGCCATATTTTATGGCTGCTGTAAAGTCACCACAGCAGGCAATGAGTTTTTTGATCGCAAATTTTGAAGGTGTGCAAAAACATATGAATGATCAAATATATAAGGTAAAAATGGGTGGAAGGGTTATTACAGAAGAATATCTATCAATGACAGGTCAGGGAGATATACAAATTATTCCTATTGCTACAGGTTCTGGCTTTGTGGCTGCTGTTTTTGGAGCAGTATTTGGTGGGGCTGCTGCTGCTGTAACGACTGTTGCCAGTGTTGCAGGTGCTGTTTTGACAAGTTCTGTAGTAACTACAGCTTTAACAACTATTGGAACCTCATTGGTTATTGGTGGTATTACAGATCTTTTATCACCACAAAATCCAGTTCCTGATGTTTCAAGTGTAAGTGATATTGACCCATCCATAAGAGGGTCATATTCTTTTAGCGGTATACAGAACGTTAGTAATAGTGGTGTCCCGATACCTATAATCTATGGTCTTGTTTTTAGCGGTTCAATTATAATTAGTTCGGGTACTGATTCTACACAAGTTGTTAAGAGCATAACCTAATGCCTAGATTAGTTGATGATCAATTATTTGGAACTGATAGAAAGGTTGTTGATCCTGACCTGATAGATGGTGGCCTGCGAAGTAAACAATTTGCAACCGTATTAGATTTGCTTGGGTATGGCGAAATAGATTCAATATTAGATGCTGGTGGTACTGGTACTGATACTTTTAGAAAAAATGTTTTTCTTGATGGCACACCATTACAAAATGCAAACGGTGATGAAAATTTTTCTGATGTAGAAGTTTTTTTTAAAAATGGTGCATCAGATCAAACAGCATTACAGGAAATAAATGCTATAGAAAATACTGTTCCTGTAAATGTGGAAGTGACAAAAACAACTTCTGTTACAAGATCAATTACAGATACAAATGTTGATAAGGTAAGAGTATCAGTACAGATTCCAAGTTTACAAAAGTTTGAAGATAATGGAGACATAGTTGGAACTGAAGTAAAAGTATCAATACGAATTACAGAAAATGATGGAACTGTTCATGATCCAGTACAGGCAAATTCTATTAATGGAAAAGCAACAAGTCCATTTGTAAAAGATTTTGAGATTAAATTTGAAAAAACAATGAGCTTTCCAATTGATATAACAGTTATTAGAAATACAGATGATAGTACAGTATCAACACTACAAAACAAAACAAACTTTTTATCTTTTACAGAAATAAATACAGATACAAGTGCATATCAAGGTTTTGCTTATGTTGCCATAAGATTTAATGCTCAAGAATTTCAAAGCTATCCAAAGCGCATGTATCGCATCAAAGGTACAAAAATTAAAGTGCCAAGTAATACAACAGTTGATAGTGATAATGGAAGAGTGATTTACCCTGATGGTTATGTTTTTGATGGTACTTTTAAAACAGATAAAGAATGGTGTTCTGATCCGGCATGGATTTTATATGACATCTTGACGACAGATAAAGGGTTTGGCGGCACAGATGGTGTAATTGATGCAGACACTTTAGATGTTTTTAGTTTTTATTCTGCAAGTGCATATGCCAGTGAATTAATAACAGATCCTATTACAGGAACAACAGAACCAAGATTCAGTTGCAATGTAATTTTAAATCAGAAAAATGATGCTTACAGTTTAATTAATGATTTATG